TGCCTACCTGAGCGGTGCCAACCTGATCGGTGCTTACCTGAGCGGTGCCTACCTGCGCGGTGCTTACCTGCGCGGTGCCGACCTGAGCGGTGCTTACCTGAGCGGTGCCAACCTGAGCGGTGCCAACCTGATCGGTGCTTACCTGAGCGGTGCCGACCTGCGCGGTGCCTACCTGCGCGGTGCCGACCTGAGCGGTGCTTACCTGAGCGGTGCTTACCTTGCGGGTGCCGAAAATGCAGACTACGCAATCGCACAAACACGAATTCTTCCTGATGGTGATTTAATCGGATGGAAGAAATGCAAAGATGGAGTTATCGTAAAACTCCGTATTCCTGAGTCTGCAAAGCGTAGCCATGCCTTTGGCCGAAAGTGTCGCACAGAATATGCCGATGTGCTGGAAGTGTTTGGTGCAGAATTTGGCGTTGCAAAGCATGACGGGAAAACAGAATATCGCGTAGGAACTAGGGTTTATCCCAATAGCTTTTCTGATGACTGGCAAGAAGAATGCGATCCTGGAATTCACTTTTTCATCACGCGAATCGAAGCGGAGAACTACTAATGAACAAACCAGTTACAGACGCAGAGCTAGACCAGTTCTATGGCCGTGAAGTTCAGCAATGGGAAATCAATGAAGCTATTGGCCGTCATGCACGGGCTTTTGATGAGGACGATCTTTATATGATCGTAAACGAAAACTTCACCAAGATTCTTGATTTGCTGCGAAACAGTCTAGCTGGGCAAGCTGGGCTCGTGATTGATGATGCAAGACGCGTTACCATCGCACGCCGCGCAAGCATGGAGCTTTACGGAAAGCCTGACGTTATCAAACCTTCGGAGGTGACATTGTGAAAGCATCCCACTACACCACTCCTCGCACTCTGGAAGATTGCCAGTTCGCATTGAATGCTGATCCTATCGAGCCATATGAACAGCAAGACGGCATGAGCAAGAAAGGCGTGATTGTCGTTCTTGCGCTTTCTGTAGTTCTTTCGTCTGTGCTTCTTTTTATGGTGAACGTATGAAGCAAAACTTTGACACGCTCTGGCTTTACATTGCAGTATGGTTTACTTTCTGCTCTGTAGGTCTTGCTTCTGTTTTTGCTTTGATGAATGGAGGTTGATATGGAATCAGGCAATCAGCAACAATTCCAGGCTGAAGTAATGGATGAGCTTCGGCAGCGCGAAGAAATGGACGAGCTAGACAATCGGCAAGCTATGCTGGAAGAGCGGCGCAAGCAGGATGCAAAGATCATCGAACGTAAGGAAAAGAAATGAGCGTTTACAAAGCAATCAACAACGTACAGGCCGCGCTATGCAAGATCGGCATTACAAAAGACGGTCGCAACACCCAAGGCGCAGGCTACAACTTTCGCGGCATTGATCAGGTCTACAACACACTGTCGCCGTTGCTTGCAGAGCATGGGCTGTGCATCCTTCCTCGCGTTGTTGGAAGCAACCAGACCGAGCGCCAAAGCTCTAAAGGCGGATTGCTGATTTACAGCTATGTGACGATGGAGTTTGACCTTGTTGCAACTAGCGACGGCAGCAAGCACACAATTTGCACTGTGGGCGAAGCGTTTGATTCAGGCGACAAGAGCATGAATAAGGCTATGTCTGCGGCCTACAAATACGCTGCATTCCAGGCGTTTGCAATCCCAACTGAGGGAGATAACGATGCAGACGCTCATACGCATGAGGTAGCGCCGCGCAAAGCGCCTATCATCCCTGCACGGCCTGTAATTGAGCTTGATCCTGAGACAGAAGCCTTCCTGCAAAACTTTTCATCCACATGCACTGATCTTGTAAAGCAAGGAAAAGCAAAAGAGGCATGGCAGTCTATTCAAGCCGCTGCGCTTGATGATGATCAAACCATTGCACTAGCAAACATGATGGATTCCGCAACCCGTAACGCAATCAAGAAAGCAAAGGCAGAATAATGGCATCCGTTAACAAAGTAATCCTGCTGGGCAATTGTGGCCGTGACCCTGAGTTACGCTACCTGCCTAGCGGCAAAGCAGCCTGCAATATCAGTATTGCCACTTCTAACAAGTGGAAGGACAAGGACGGCAATCCGCATGAGGAAACGCAGTGGCATCGCGTACAGTTCTTTGACAAGCTGGCAGAGATTGCAGGCGAATACGTGAAAAAAGGCTCCCCAGTCTACGTAGAGGGTTCTATCAAGTACGGCAAATTCACCGACAAAGAAGGCTTCGAAAAGAACACCGTAGACATTATGGCGACCTCTCTGCAATTGCTTGGCAGTAAAGAGCCTGGCAGCAATGAATCTGCTAAGAAGCCTAGCCATGATGCAGCAAAGGCGCGTCAATTGCCAAAGCAAGGAAGCGGGTTCGAGGACATGAGTGATGACGTGCCTTGGTGATCTGAACAACTGGAACGGCTGCAAAGCAAAGGAGCAACCAATGAACAAGCCTGAACAACCCGATGCGCTGCGGCTGGCGGATGAGTACGTTGGCGCTGCAATTACTGCCCACGCAACAGGCGGTGAGTTTTATTATCGTAAGCGGGACGCAAAGAAAGCAGCACTTGAAGTCGAACTACGCCGCCTGCACGCAGAGAACGACCGTCTCCGCATCATCGCAGACACCGACAAGGCCAGCGCAGATCACTGGCGTGCTGAGTGCGAGAAGCTGCGCCAATCGGTTGAGCCTGGGACAAAACTATACGCATCCCCACCCCTACAGGCAGACGCCAGCCAAGACGGATGCAACAACTGCCGAAACCCACTGTTCGCCGGGACAAAGTGCAAGAACTGCGGGAAAGTGTTTGAGCTGGCAGAGCAGCCCAAGGGCGGGGAGTCGGTGGCGTGGGCTGAGAGATACGCGAAGGTTCTTTTAAAGCTCAAAGACTCTCTTGCCGAAAGAGGCGGTCGTCCGGTCACCCCGGAGAAAGCTGCGCTGTGGGATGAGGCTTGGAGTGTTTACGAAAGCATGTTGGAGTGGGCGCATAACTCCCAGCAGCAGGCCGCATCCCCAGCAGCACCCGAGGCGTCAACTGTGGTGGAGCTGATGCGTGGCGTCTACCCGTACCCAGCAGCACCCCTACAGGTAGACGCCTGCAAGGTTCCGATGGAGGTGGTTACTTTCCTGCGTGGCGCTGGTACTCTGGATGGCGTTTGGTTTGGAAATCGGCATCCTACCGAACGAGGAGAGTTCTGGTGGCGCAAGTGGCTCTCAGCATCCCCAGCAGCACCTACACAGGAATAAAAAAGCCCCCTTAATTGGGGGCCAAGTCTTTCGGCAACTGCTCATTTAGGCCATGCTTGAATCAAGGTTTGTCGCTCTGATTCAACTCGGTCAAGCGTTTCTGCCAAGCCAGTAATTTCTGTCGCGCACTGTCCGAATAGCTCTGAGACTGCTTTGCTTCGCTCACGGGTGGCATTGCAGGACTCGGAGGGCATTCTGTCGATGCCGTTAGCGAGTTCGAGGCGCAGCCGGTCAAGCTGATAGCGAGAATCAGCAGCATCAATCCTGAGTTGAGTTTCACGCTTCTTAGCTGCATTGAGTGCCTCGTCTTTCTTTGCTTGCAATCTATCCTGTTCGCGCTGTGCTGCTTCAAATAGCTTATGCGCTGCTTCGGATTGCTCAAACTTCATCGCTTCGATCTGCTCACCATATCTCCACGACTGCGCCTGCCATGCACCAGCAAAAGCGATTGCAGCTCCTAGAAAGCTAGCTGCTAGATGGGTGTAGATCAAGGCTTGTATCCTGGTGTTTCAGGCTCTGGATAGACCGGCCTGCTATCGTATCGCTCTGTAACTTTGCTTTCCTCGTTACGCCATTTCCATAGTTCTCGTTGCAGTTGATGGCGAAGGCGTTTTCTGGTGTAGCGTTTCAGAGTCATCAGGCATAACTCCATAGTCCTGGTCTAGGCATTGTAGGAGAACTTTCGCAGGTATCAAGGTGAATAAATCTTCCTGATCCTTTTTGCTGAATGCCGATGCCTGTAAAACCTTGAGCGAGAGCGAGTTTAAGCAGCCTGTAAGCGTCTTTTCCTTGTACTGCTACGTCACACGCCTTACCTGTCGTATGAGCGCCTGTAGTGGCTTTCTTGGCCTCTATGGGGTGTGTCTTGTCCCTGTACCCGCTGGTGATAGTCATTGAGCTACCATAGGCTAGGCGAAGTGCCAGCAGCTTGGACATGAATTCGTTGTCCATCTCGCACTTACCAGAGTGCTTACAGCGGAATTCGTACTCTCGAAAGTACGGAGCGTAATCAGCCCAATCTACCGTACTTTTCATTCAGGAATTCCTTAACGTGCATTCCACGAAACCAGAGCCATAGCCAGAAAGAAAACATGGACATGATTGCAATCATGATCGAGTCAAGCAATATGCGCATATCTCCGTGGAAAGCAGCCGCCATCATCCAAGCAGAAGACCCTACAGTACACATGATGAAAATCATGACGATGTTAGGTGAGCTTGTCGGTGCTGCTGTGGCCATGCTCATGAAGTGAGCAAACATCGCGGCTCCAATGATGAAAACCATCAACCGATGGAAGAAAAATGATGGCAATACATCTTGCCATGTAACGAATAGTTCATTCATTTTTTCAACCACCTCTTGACAGCGTAATCAGCCAGGAACGGGAAAAGCAAAGCAATCACGAAAGCCGACAAGTAGATAGTAGGCTTAGGATAGTCAAAATGCAAAACAATATTCGGCAAGTAAGGCCCTGCAAGACCACCTAGGAATACAGAGATGATCCCATTTCCTATAGCTGATCGGCGGCTTTTCTCTTCAATCTTGAAGTAAGCCCCTGCTGCCCCAGCCCCAGCAACCGCCCATGTAACTGGATCAAATCCAAGAGAAGGTGCGATAACAGCAGCCGTAACACCTGTAGCAAGTGCAGCGCCAACAGCGTGTTTAGATGCCACTAGTGAGGCGAAAAGGATCATTAGTTTGCTTCTCAATGTCATTCCCGCCCCTTAAAGAAATCTTCGGTTACATCGTATCCAATTGTAGCCAAAATGGCCGCAAACTGAGAAGGGCCGAATATGTGCGCGTCCTTCAGAAATGGAGCGCCTACAGCCTGATTACAGAAGTATTGACCGCCTTGTGATAGCTGGGCAGGTATGGCTGTTGCGAACGCTCCTAGCGTGTTATACGGCGCTCCCTGATGCTCTTTGAACCACTGGCAGGCTGTTTGCTTGTTCCACGGCGTTTGGAAGATGATCCAATGATCAGGATTAAGCCGGACGTTTTTCTTGATCCGCACGCCACCTTCACGCAGGCTAGAACTGCCAATATCTACCGTACCATTGTCATGCTCTTTAAGGATAGCTTCTACATGGGTGACGCGCCAATACTCGCCCTTCTGGACAAGTCGAGTAGCCCACCATCCTAGACGGACTAGCGGCGTATCTTTAGAGTGGTCGCCAATGAAACAAGCAACGAACATAGCTTAGTCCAGACGTTATCAAAAATAACTCTTAGCTTGTAGAGCCAAACCACTCGCAATACAAGAAGCAATAGCGATACTAGACCGCTTTGCATATGGCTTACATTTGCGCCGACAAGCATATACAGAAAAGGGATAGCAGCAATATTGAAAAGAAGTATTCCTAAAGATGCTATGAACGCTTCTGTAAGATGCTTTTTGTTCAGCATTAGATAGGCTCTTCAGTCCAGAGGAAAGTAACAAACAGAGGCTTTCCGTACAAGGTGCTACGCACAAACAAACTATTCCCTTGGCCTAGCAGAATAGGAAACTCCAATTCAACTAGTTTACCTCCTAGGTTTTCATTATTCCAGATTTGTCCACCGTCATACTCTGGGCCTACTTTGATTTCATTGCGGGCATGAGCCGATGAATATGGACGTTGAGCGCCATCAATCAAAGGAAGGCCGCGAGACTCTCCAAATGATGCGCCAGTCATCATCGGGCCACCGCGAAGACAGACGGTAAACCCATCACTGCAAGATACCCACATCTTATTCAATCGCGCCCTATGGGTTGAATCGATAGGCACATACAACTCACAATGCGCCCGAGCAAGCTGCCCTGTATTGCCTTGTACGTTGTTAATCTGATCTTGCGTAATGAACGCTGGGCGCATGAATTGCTGTGTCATATTAAATCCTGTAGGTTCCAGAAACACGGAAAATAGAAGTACCTGCCAAATCAGCAACTGTTAAAGCATTAGCTCCACCAGCAGTAAAACGAAATAATCTGATTGTCGATGTATTTTCAACATTATCAGCCATTAATGCTGTAGTAGCTGTAGCCGCAAGATTTGTAGCTGTTACAGAAAATGCCGCCTTGTTGTTTGTAGCGCTATTGCTGTTAAATGGAAGATTTGCAATAGTCACACTACCAGCAGCAAGCGTACCTAATGTAGCAAGCTGCACATTACATACAAAATGAATAAAACTTCCTACTCTTTCATAGTATCCATACTGAACTGAATATGTAGGAGTGCCACCTCCAGAGCTAACAACTGTTGGAGTAAATGTGTTTTCTTCAAAATCTGGCTTTTCGTTAACTATAGTTGCAATATCTCGATACCATCGAGCAGTCTCTGCATCGACGTTTTGCCTGGGAGTTACGTTTAGCTTCTTCATTAAACCTGATATTCAGTGATTCGGATAAACGAATTAATCACGCCACCCAATTGACGAGCCGATGATGCTCCATTAAATGTAGTTGTACCTGCGCTGCTAGAACCAGCACGAATTTTAAACGTAGTCGCCGAAGTTGTACCAGCTACCATAGTATGTGAAAGAGTCAAACCAGCAGGGAAAGTACCGCCAATACCTGCATATGTTGCAACAGACAATGCATTTGCGGTAGTATCTTGAAACAAGGCCATGATAAATGCAGGCCCTGCTGAATGTGAGAAATTACCACATGCATCAATAACAAGAATATTACTTGAATTAGTTGGAGTAATTGCCAAAGTCATATACTCGTTACCCTCAGTATTTTGAGGGATAGTATCGTCTGCTGGAATAGTAGTAGTACCAGTTCCTACAGCTCCAGTAATTGAGTAAACAGTTTGTTTAATTACCTTAGCAGTAGTCCAAGTGGGAGCAGATGTGCCACCACTTGTAAAAAATTGACCGCTGGTTCCAGCAGCAAGAAAAGCCGTATTATCAGTTGACGTTTGATAGGCAATTTGCCCGCCAGCACCACCGGCAATATTTGTCGCTTTTGTTGCAGTGGTTGCAGTAGTTACACTTGTTGCTGATGTTGCAGTATTCGCAGCACCGGGCGCAAGGCTTTTAACCATGTAGCTAACTACATTCCATCCATTAGGCGTACTGTTTGGAATTGCTACACAAGAATCTCCTGCTGCTGTCGTAATATTTGCGCTACCTGGGAGATTCAGAGTAGTAGCATTATGCGTCAGCGTAAGAGCGCCAGTAAATCGAATAAATCTAGGCCCGTTATATGTCGTACCAAAACTTGTAATAGTAGTTGTACCGCTAATCTCAACAAACATGGCATTCTGTGCTCCAATGTCTGTCGTAGTCGCAGAGGCAAGCGTTACTTGGTCTGTAAAGCCTTTACCATCACGAAGGGTAGCGATAAACGCAGCGTATTGGCGTAGGTAGTTATCGGCAGTGATAGGGCTCTCGGAACCTGCCGGGCTGTTGCTGGATTCTGTTTGCGAAAGATCGCTGATTGCGCTAGGTACGGGCATTATCGAGCCTCTTTAGGTTGCTGTGCTTGGTAGAGAATGTTTGAGAGCCAAACAGGATCAATATTTGCTGAGTCCAATAGCCCCCCTGCTCCTCTTGCGCCACGCTGGATAGAGCCCAATCCATAAGCCGCTTCTCCAACTAAACGAGGGGAAGAAAGCAAAGCCGATCCAGCAGCAGCAGGAAGACCACCTCCAGCCATGTAAGCAAGACCGGCAGTAGGAGCCGCAGCCATACGCTGAATGCCACGCGGAGTGAATTCGCTCAGTGCTTGACCTGCGATGCTAGGAATGATCGTTCCTTGCGTATCAATCTGGCGTGCAAGTTCAGTCCTACGTCCATAGTTTGTATTGACGTTGTTACGCATAACAGATTGCAGTTTTCGGATTGCTGTATCTGGAGCGGCTTTTTCTCCAAGCGACAATGTGCGCTCAATCTCTTTGATGGCTTCGGTTGCTTTGGAATAGTCTTGCATCGTCTTGGCATAAGACGGAGCTTGCATTGCAATCTCGCTCTTGATCGAGTTATAGACTTGCCCGACTACACGGCGTGCGTTTGTTTCTTGCAGCGGGATAGACTCTCGAATATCACCGATACGCTGTTTTAGCGCATCCAGACCTTCCGGCGTGTGATACTGTTTAGGGGCAAGGTTTTTCCATGCCTGTACTTCTGATTGCACTTTAGAAAGCGCATCGGCTGCTGTTGGGGCTTTTACTTTGCCTTTGAATGTCACGCTATCAATCGCAGAGACTAGAGACTTGTCAATATTGTTAAAGCTCAAAACTGATTTGTCTTTGGTAACGTCAACCATGCCGGATTTGTAATCGGCAGCACGTTGACGGCCCATCTCTGAAACGCTTTGTTTTGCTTCATCCAGCATATCCAGCATATCCGTCTTGCCGCGCATTGCGCCTTTAAATGCTTGACCAGCATCGCCACCAGCAGAACCTGCCTTGAATGCCTCTCGCACAGCCTGACCTCCTGCACCAGTCTGTAATCCTGTAAGCTCTGCAATTCCTTTGCCAGTAATAGAAGCTAATTTCCCTGCGCCTTTTACGGCAAGGTTAAGCGGGTCAATCGCACGCCCAGCAGAAATAACTTTCTGGCCCACGTTAGCCATTCCGGGTGCTTTTGAAAGAGCCATCCCACCAAGACCCAAGACCGATGACGCATCAGCCATAACGCCTACAGGATCGGTAGCCACGGCCTCTTTAAAACCGTCTTCGCTGCCGTATCGCTGTTTGTAAAACTGGCCTACAGCATCAGCCTTTTGTCGGCTTACAGGCTCTTCGCCTACCGCCTTAACCAGTCTCTCAGGCAAGGCATTTTGCAATCCACCAGCCGCAACATCAAGTAGGTTACGAGCCGTCTGCACAGGGCTTGTAAGACTTTCATAAATTCCACCAAGCATTCGAGCGCCGGAGGAAGGAATATTGCCTGCGCCTTCGCCTAGAGCTTGTCCCCAAGTGCGTTTGATAGACGGCTTTTCTTGCTCTTGCGGCAGGCTTTGCTGAATCATCGCTTGCGCTTGTTCAGGCGTAGTTCCTTCCGGCACTTCAAACCGTGCAATTCGACCATCCGGCATTTGGAAACGTGCGACAGGCATTATTCAAATCCCAAGAATTTAGCGCCGCCAGTTGCTTTAGGTGCCATATCAGCAAACAAAGGATTCTTGCTCGAATAGTCGTTTAGTTCTTCGTAGAAACCTTCGTCAATTTGGCCCTTGCGCTTACGGTAATCCCTCGCCATGCTAGCGATCTTCATATCACGTTTGGCAATTCTCGTTGACGTTTCAATCATCATCTTCCGACCCTCTGGAGTCGTAGCAATGTTAGGCGTCATCTGTTGCAGAAATTCGCGGTCCTTGTCGGACATAGCGCCCGGCATACCAGCACCACCAGCAGGATTGCGAAGCTGCAAAGCCATTTCACTAGACAAAGCCCGTGCAGCCTCTTTGTTAGGCATGTTCGGATCAATGTTGAAACCAGCGGCAGCGGCAGTTTTCGCCACTTCCAAACCAATGTCAGAAAATTTCCCTGTGTTCACGCCATCAAGCAACTGACCCAAACGGTTGAAACGGTCAATCGTCCTTTGCGCTGTAAACCCTGCACCTTGAATGTTTGCATACTGTTCGCCAAACATTTCACCGACTTTTTTAGCCTCTGCTTTTTCCTGACCAATGGTTACGCTGTTTTGCGGAGCGCCAGCACGCTTTAGAGACTGCTGATAAGCTGCAAAGGCAGGGTTTTGCTGTGCGTAGTTGAAATTATCAATCTCAGACGATTCTTTAGGAATCGCCATAACTTGCTTGCCATTCTGATAAACAACGTCACCCGGCTTGTAAACCTCTTTCTTAGGCAAAGTACTTTGGTAGATGCTTTGGAAGTTAGCCACAGCATCAGGAGACATGCCCATTTGAATGGCTCTTACAGGATCAAATTTTCCAGGCGTTTGCATTGCAGGCGCATCAACTTGCGGCAGACCCATTGCATTCATGGATACTTGCGGCTCTGATACTTGCGGTCCGGTCATCCGTGCAAACACATCTTTGTTTGTTTGCTGTTGCGCTACCTGCTGGCGCATTTGCTGCATTTGCAGATCACGCAATTCCTGCGCTTTGGCAAGTTGCGACATTTGAGATTGACGATCAAGCGCACCGCCATAGCCAGACAATCCAGCCAATCCAGCGCGGCCAAGGCTGTTCAAAGGTTGACCTTGACGCGCACCAGCCAAGCCGCCAAAGGTAGCAGCAAGCAAGCCTTGTCCTTCTGGAGTCTTGAGGAAGTCTAGCAGTCCATCAGCCATATTGACGCCCCATCATCTGTTGAATCATTTGCTGATTAGCCATCCTGCGCTTTAGCTGCTCTTGCATCGTTTGATCAATGCCTTGCTGTCCAGCTTGTAGCAGTCCTTGAATCTCCTGATTCTGTGATACTTGCTGCGGCATCATTTGCGGAGCTTGCATAGGCTGTTCATTGCCTCCAAGCAAACCATTTGCCATATTGGCAGCACTAAGTGCAGTCATTGCAGGTTGAGCGTATCCGGCAGCAGTTTTAAGGCCACCAAGCAGACCGCCAGTTTGAGCAGCAGTACCAGCAGTAGCGCCTGCAGTGCTTGCACCAGCAGCACCTGCACCAGCAGCACCAGCACCCATTAGGTAAGGAGCAGCCACCATACCACCAGCACCAAGACCGGCGCCCATCAATGCGCCTTGTAGCGGCTTACGTCGATTAAGCAGTGCCCCGCCTACAGCACCAGCAAGAGGAAGCATCCAAAGCATTATTTACCCACGCCTGATTGCGTTGTAGTCTGGTTCATGCCCATGTTTGAGCTGAACGGAGCAGCCATTGCAGACAATTGCTTGTACGGCATGTTTTGCTGTTCTTGGAATTGCTGATAGTTGAAATCAAGCCCTTGTTGTCCTTGGTTCTGCTGCATCTGACCGACATTCAAAAGCTGGGCCGCATCCTGGTATGCAAGGTTTCCGAATTGAGGAGCCATTCCGATAGACTGCATCTGGCGCGACTTGTCTTGGTCGTATGCTTGTCCATACATCTGGCTAGAAACGTCTCCAAGGCCCTTAACTAGCTGCTCTTGTACTCCGCTATTGCCGAAGCTTCCAGAGCCTGCCATGGCTTGATTCGCTTGGCCTACAACATTTTGCTGGGCACGCTGCACCATCGAGTCAAGGAACGGATTTGTCTGGCCACCTTGAATATTCTGCTGAAGAGCAGTCGTAGCCATTTGCGTAGTAGGATCACCACTTTGTGCGCGGCCTTGAATCATCCCAAACGCTTGGTTTTGAGTTGGATTGAAATCTTCGTATCGCTGCGATGAGTAAGGCGTAAAGGCCTGATTGCCAAGCGTCATTGCCTTGGAGGCATATGCTTTGGCAAGAGGCTTTAGTTCCTCTGGAATACTTGTTTGCGTACTTTGCGTGCCGCCGCCACCACCACCGGACATATTACACCTCTGTTTCCATGATTTGATAAACTGGCTTGAACCCACTTTTCATGGAATAGAGCCGCGCCTGTGCTGGCTTTGCAGCGCACCTAACGCGAGAACATCCGAGGGCTCTTGCCATCTGTGTTAGCTGGCCGTAGAACCGCTCAAAGTGGCTATTTGGAGCCACCATGTCAGTAACGAACAAAACTCGGATATTCGGCAATTGATCAACCCTGACCACGCCCCACCCGACCGTTTCTCCGTCCTCTGACATTTGAATCAGCGTCCTCTCTCCACGAGAGAGAATAAGTTTTAGCTGATCTCCTGTTATCTCACCGCCTGAAACCTCACAGGCTTTACTTAAACAATCAGCCCCTTCACGCCATGCAAAATCAATATGACTGGCTTGAATTGGCTTTAATTCCATTGATATTGCTTAGTTGATAGTAATTTTATATGATTGATATTGACAATGCAAGTATTTGCTATCGCTCTCCAGCAGGCTTAATAATTGGCCGGATATGGGTTACTTTCACATTCCCAGTAAAGTTAATTGATACGCTATGCCAATATGCCTCTTGCATCGTGTCAAACTTGTTATCTGCAATAAATACTGTTTCTCCTGTAGATGGAGAATCTCCGCTGGAATCCTTGTGATAGAAAGTTGCGCTTGCGGTAGTTGGCGAAAATGTCTCAGGGAATCTAAGGCGAAGCTGTGTCAGTAACGATCTACCATCATCATCCCCTGCATCACCAGTTGTAAAGCTCGAAGCGCCAGCAGCACCAGTAAGCAATTGAAGCTGATGCGATGTGTTGAAAACTGACAAAGCAGAGCCACCACTCAACCAATATTGCGAGTCATAGGAAATATCCGGCAGTGCGTCATAACTTGCCCCAAAGCTACTCCAAGTATCGTAAGTAGCGCCAGAGGAAACATACTGTACAGCAGCCTCAATAGACCTATCTGCCTTGCCCCATTGCTTAGTTACTACGTGATAAACAAGCGCACTATTACAAGTGGTCGAACTGCTGGACGGATAGAAAATCCATACTCTGTTATTTTGACGGTCGAACACGCATTTAATTTTTGATTTGAATGATGCGTTTACATTGTCAAAAAACCATTGCCTTACAGTGTCATCTGCTGCAGGAATAGGACGCGATCCGTCAAACATCCAGATATTGTCATCTCCTACAAAGAAATGGACGCCGCCAATATCGCAGATAGCCTCTTTCCCTACGCATCCAGCCTCACCGCCTGGAACTAGACGCCAGTCCCACACTGTAGTGCCGCCAATGTACTGTCCGAGATAGATGGACTTGAGTTTATAGGCGATTGCATAGTCACCAAGCCTAGCTCCAGCAGTGATGATTCCAGACGTATCAACTAGCTGACCGGATGCCGCTTGAGTTGTTACGGATGGAGTCCAGCTAGTTTCATCAAATGTTGCACAGTTATGCCAACCGTCAGGCTTATCAGTACCATCATTCGTGTTAAGCGCCATCACAAAAGCGCCAACAGAAAACACTATTTCAGCTTTTGGAGCGCCTGAAACATCAGCGAAAGCACCACTAGTGCTACTGCGCTGCATAGCGTCTGTTTTGTTTACTGCAATGGTTGCATTGCCAAATTGAGTAAATGCCCAGCGAGTATCAGAACCACCAGTATAGTTGCCCCCACTTGCGCGGGTTACATCAGCCCATGAGCCTGAACTAAGTTCATATAGTTTTGTGGTAGTACCTGCGAATACTCGACGCGATCCACTGCGAATAGTGACAATGGATGTGCCGATACACTCAGCAGCCAAAGCCGGAACATCTGCCGGAGTTGAGTTAGATGGCCCTGCCTGCATCCCATTACGATACGGGACAAAGTTTGTGCAGTCAGTTATTACACCAGGAGTTGTCCGCTCAAGATCGGGAGAAAAACCGAGCAAAGGAATCATGCAGGCCTCACCTGAAGACTGGCACCGTATTTACGCTGGTTATTGTCTCGTACAATCCTGTCAATCGCTTGCTCGTATGCTGCTTGCCTGACCTGAGCATTTGCAGGATCACGCGCAAAAATGAAAAGCTGCGTCATAGTTCCATGCAGATAAGCATCAGGATATTTAGTGATAATTGCGTTTGTCGCGTTAGACCCGCTAAGTCCGGTAAAAGATGCCATGTAGTTGATCACAGCACTACCATCAAGCGTAGAGCTAAGAACAATGTTTGTGCCTTTGATGGTGTAGAAGTTAGGAAGATTTGATGTAAGGATGATTGCATCAAACTTATCTGGTGTGATGTATTGCATTGGCCGCTTGTAGTCACCAGACCAATATACATTTCGCATTCCTCGATAGTCGCTAGGAAGTGCGGCAACACCAGCAGTAACTGTAAGCGTGCTGGTGCCTTCAAAATCTACGTTCTTCAGGCGGACTTGCATATCAGCTTCACAAAGCTGGATGAAGTTAGGAATATCGCTTGTCAGGTCAGAACGGAATGAATGACGAGTTACAGCCGTGACTAGCTCTGAATATGTGGAAATGCTCATTTCGCCTTCACCAATACGTTAAAGCCGTTGGGTGTGGCTTGGAATGACTGCAACTTAAAACGCTGCATGATCTTTGGCAGCCACCAGTCGGATGATTTTTGAATCAAGTGTGCGTTGCGGCCATCTGATAGAACCTTCTTTGCCGGTCCGGTGTGTACCGTGAAAAATCCCCATTTCTCAGTGAGCATCATCAGGTCGTCTAGCACGTTATCCAAAAGCTCCGGCTCGATATGCTCCAGCACATCAATGCTTACTACTAAATCGGCTGGCTCTTTTCCCGAGAATTCAGGTACTCCTGGGTCATATCCTAGATACTCACAGTCACGCTCTACCTTGAGCACTTTCAGCAGATTACGCATAGACCCACAGCCGTAATCAAGCATAGTATTGCACTCCAGCCGGTCAACTAGGTCAGAGACAATATTGCCATATTGCAGACTTGCAGTGCCGTAGTTTCCTTTGGCGTGCAGTGATTCCTGCTCTTTGCGGTAGTCTGGAGAAATTAGCATAATGTTATTGAATGACCTTATGGAAATCAAATCCCGCAAATAGTTGGATTATCTTTGAGTCTTAGAATAGTGTTATTCCAAGTCTCTCCATTACGCTGTCTGAATAGTTTTGCGCTATTGTACCAAGGGAACTGATTAGCGTAAAGCCATAATGTCTGATCTGGCACTAGGATGACGCCAGGAACGCCCAAAGCGCCTGCCAAGTGGTGTACTGAGGTATGCACTCCGATAACCATGTCTAGGGCTGCTACAAGCCCTGCTGTGTCGTCATAGTCATCCGTCATCGTGGCGCGTTTCCAGTGCTTTACCGGAAGACCAGACGCGGCTATTTCATCGTTCGGGTCTTTATACTGTAGGCTAACCCATGTGATTTCTGGGTGTGCCTCAATCAGCGGCCTAAATGCCTCTAGGCCAATTGCCCGTGCTTCTCGCTTATTGTGTTTTGATCCACCCGACCATGCAATGCCGATAGATTTGCCTTTTAGCACAGCTTTCCACTGTTCTACGCGCTCGTGATCAGCTTTCAGGTATGGCGTTCCAGGGAATGATGCTGCAGAACGACGAAAGAATTTAGGCAGAGTACCAATAGAACAGCGACCATCAAAATGATATTTGTCCAACCAATCCACAGCCTCACGGCGGGTGCCATATACATCAACATTCGGAAATGATCGGCGGAATAGTCCTTCTAGTCTCTTATCACACTCTAGAACAACTTTATTATCTTTTGCAACATCTTGCAAACAGCTTGCATACATCACTTCATCGCCGAGACCTTGTTCACCATAGACAATCAGCGTCTTACCCGGCATTCCATTCCAGCGCGATTCATCCTGATACTGCGTTTCCTTGCGAAACTTGCCACCTAGCAGGGCCTCGTAATTGTCCCACCCTGTCGCCCAATCGTTGACGGCAAGGGACGCCATAGCAAGCACGGAGCGCCCCGCTGTAGGGTCGATCTGACGCGCTTTGTTAGCCCACTCGATAGCCTGTTTGTAGTCTTGGGTACTGAGATAGCAGTTACCGATGTTGGATGCGTAGTTTGCACGCTTATCAAGGTGCCATGCCTTGCGAAACATTTTCATGGCCTCAGTGTGCATTTTCATGCCTTCGTAAGCCATGCCAAGGTTATTCCATGCCTCGGACTTCTCAGGGCGAATATCAGTTACTCGCTTGAATATGTGACTCGCCATGCCAAAGCGCTCGGCTTCAGCATAAATTTGCCCAATCAGGAAAAGGGCTAAAGAGTCATTAGGATTTTTGTCTAACAGTGCAGCGCATTCGTGTACTGCTTTATCAGGGTCTTGCTTAGACAGTTCCTGAAGGTCTGTGTAAATGCCCAATTAGATTTTGCCTTTAGTGGTGAAGCAATGCCCGTACTTGTCTCGGTTGCGTGCTAGGAATTTACGCAGTTCCTTGGCTGGCTGAGAGTATGGATTGAATTTATCTTCAACCATCATTTTAAGACAATCTGCCTCTGACAAGTGGATACAGTGCCAAAAATTATTCTTGATGCCGTTTTTGCTGTATTCGTCAGACTCTCGCAAGTCTTTATTCCATTGGTGCGCTGCGCTTGTATTCTGCGTATAGCGAACCTTCATCTTTCCATCTTCAAAGCCAATGTCTGTGACAAGGCCGGTAATGGGGTCAATATTTCTGTCTACGATTGCCATTATGCGTCCTTCCAAGTTCTGCCGCGACGTATTCTAAGCACAGTCGATATATGTAGGCTATATTTTTCAGCGTAATACTTTGCTTTGATGTGATTATTATCTCGTATTTCTCTAGCTTGCTCTGCTGTTATTTTTGCCTTTGGGTTATTTTCTCCTACATGAATAGGAGGTTTGATAAACCTGTTTTTGTCCATCGCATCATGCGTGTTTTCTTTGGCAGTACCAAATCTAAGATGATCTGGGTTCACGCACGAAGGATTGTCGCAAGAATGCAAGATGTACATTCCATCTGGTATCTCGCCTTTATGAATTTTGTAGCTCAGACGATGGGACATTTCTTTACCATCTTTCTTGCTACCAAGTCCAATAGTCCCATAACCGTTTAAAGTCTTTGCCCCAGTCCAAATCCAACAATCTGAAGTTTTATCAACGAACTTCCAGAATCTTACTTCTACCGATGTGCGTTTCCTCGCTACCAAATCAGTAGTGCCATTGCGAAAAAGTCTCCCGTAGTGCTTTCGGCATAAACCTTTTGCAACTACGGGAGACTCGCAACCTTCGATAGAACACATGGTAATCCTTGGAGTTTTTACACCCCAAGTATACCACAATTCTATTTAAGTGACGCTCTGGATTTTAGCATGGGCGTCGGGATTATCACCTATCAGGGTGAATTCCGTCAGGATTTCACCGCGAGTGGCATCACCCGTCTTAGCACGCTCCTCGAATTTGATCGGTCGCAAGAATCCGACCGACACATATTCGGGGTCAAGTGCAAGCAGTGTACCGGTTCGCATGTAGCGATTGAGCGAGATTTTATGCTCACCAAAGTCGCTGATGTACAGGTCAAC